GTTACTCCAAATGCACCAGATATATCAAAGGTCTTTGTTTCGATTCCAGCAGTAAGTTTTGTAGAAACCACATCGACTGTAAATGTATCTGAAAGAGTTGCAACTTTTGCAGCTGCACCCACAACAGCATTTGTTCCTGTATTGTCAAATGTAAGAGGATCGTTTACTTGGTATCCATTTCCTGCACTCGTAACTGTCAGAACTGAAACTTGATCCGCAGATGTTGATTTAACTTCCGCAGTTGCACCAAAACCTACATTAGTTGCATCAGTAACAGTAAGTGCTTCACCTATAATATACCCCTCACCTCCATTCACAATAGTTACATCTGTCAGCATTCCTGTGAGAGTTGCAGAAAGTACAGTTCCGGCCGCAGTTGTTGCAGTAATGGTTTCGCTTACTACAAAAGATCCCACGAAAGTTGTCACAACTAATTCGATAATTGGAACATTTCCGATTTTACGAGTAGTTACATTTTGAACAAATGCAGTTGCAAGAGAATCTTCTCCTGTAATAGTCAGACCATTAAAATCCAGATAAGATGCATCATAAGATAATTGTAAAACTGTATCTTGTAACCAATTTCCATCCGATACTTTAAGCATATCGGCTTTTGGATAATAGAAATCTAGTGCATCTTGTCCGTACAATGCACGAAACAAAGTTCGATATGATTTCTCACTTCCTTTTGATCGATAAAATTCTTTGAGGTGTTTAAGGAAGTATCGTAAATCTGTTGTTGCAGTACTTCTTATATTAGGATAAAGTTCCTTTTTAAACCATTCAAGAATACCATCTGTAGTCAAATCAGAATTCGTAAGATCTCTAAATGTTTTAGTTCCATTTAGTGCTTTTCGATTTAACTTTGAAATTGTTCCTCGAGCATTAGAAGTTCCTCCAATAATAACTTCATCTGCAACAAAATTCAAATCATTGGTTGGTTCGAGGAAAACTTTAAGAGTTGTGCTCATTGCATTCCGGCCTTTAACTTTGGCCGTTGCACCAGAAGTTTGACCAGTTACAGTTTCCCCATTTGTGAATAATGTGGTATATGCACCAACTGCTGTGTAATAGATACAAAGAGTTTCTAAGAATTCATAATAGTTCTGTAGGAACTTCTCGTAAAGAGGATTCTCATCACTTATGAATTGAGGTATCTGGTTTTCTACCTGAGATACCGCTTTTGCAGAAACTTTTGCAGACATATTTTAATACACAGTTGTAGAACCAGTCGCGGTTCCAGTTGTTATAGAATCAGTTGAGCCAACGGCACTTGCAGAAGTGGTTGTTGTTCCAGTATCAGCATCATCTTGCATTGTTACTGATATATCCGTATTGGCAATAGAAAATAATTGATTTCTTACAGGAATCAAATCATTTGTTGATGGTTTAATTGTAAAATCTAAAGTAGATCCTGAATAAGAATCTGGCTTAAAGGAAGTTAATGTGACATGACCATTACTATAAGCAACTGTTCCTGCATTATTTGCAATAACTACCTTTTCATCTCCCGAATAATAAAATACTCTCATTACACCATTTAAATCATCAAGATAACTTGTTGAATAAGTTGTTCCTGCAGCGTCAGTATAAGAAAATGCAGATGAAGATACTGCTCCTTCGTAAGTTGCAGAAGGATTATATATTGCATTGTTAAAACTAATCGTATAACTATTATTTGCAGTTGTAGAAGGAGTTAGACCCTTCTTTGCAGTAAGTGTCAAAAGATTTCCTAAAATAGAAGTGTCTGTAACATCGACCAATTTAGAAAGTACAGAATATCGGAAAATTGAACCAAACTTATTCAGATTGTTTGTTTTGTAATTTTGAATCGTATCAATAACACTCGCAGCGATTACACCAGATGCTTTGGTTGTCTTTCTTGAATCATATTTGACTGTCAAACTAAAAATCAAACTGATCAGATCTGGATCAACAACTTCTGGTGAAATTGCAACAATATTGTAATCTGTCAATGCAGCTTTGATGAGTGTCTTTTGACTTGTAGACAATGCAGTTGCACCCGCCGGTTTTGCAGATACAAAAACAGTTCCAAATTTTGGTGTGTCATTATCTTGTCCACCCCATACTGCAACTGTGTCCAATCCTGCAACATTATCCTCTACAAGTTTCTTATAATCATCTGTAGTTACTGCACGATTCTGTGCTTCGTAATTCTTTGGTGCATTAAACTTGATACTTTCAATTGTTTCTTTATCCATTCCCCCGATTGCAGAATTTGCAGTTACAACCGAAACAGTTGAATATCCCCCTACTGTACTGGCTGCAGAAAATGTATTCGCACCATTTGTATCTGTTCCTTCTGAAACCAAACTGTTGAGAAATACAATATTTCCTGTAATTGGTTTTCTACCTAAAGTTCCATCTCCAAACTGGACACGATATTGTCCACTTGAATGCTCGTTCATGAAATATACATTAGATGTTGCATTAACAGTAGTGATGTCTGTGGCCAATGCATATACTGAAGTATTAGTGTCCGTTGCAGATTCTTGAACGGATACAACCAAAGTATTTGTATCAGTATTTGCATTTGGTAAAAGAAATTTTTGTTCTGTATTTGCAGTATCTACTGTATACTTAAATGTCAAAGGAACACCTTGTCTCAACAAGACATTTTCTGCAACATAATTTCCACCCACAGGAGTAATTACAGTTGAATTTGCAGTTGCAAAAGTATAAGATGTGCCGTTTACTGTTGAAGTAAATTGTGTGTCTTTATCTACTGTGATAGATGCAGGAGCATCGCCGGGTGTAATTGTTAAATTAACATATGCTTGTGAACCTCTAACTGATCTTGGAGTGTAGCCTAACATTGATGCTTTTGCAACAACCGAATCCCTCAATTGTGCAGAATCTAAAAAGGATTCACTTGCAAGCATATTCAAATAGTATGCATTATAGTGTGTATTGTATGCAAGGATATCTAAAAGAACTGAAATTGCAGAACCATCAAAGTTATGGTCAGTAAATTCAGATTGAGATCCAAAATAATCCTTTAAGTTTGTCTTGATCGTATCGAAATCAAGCTCTGCTACATTTAATTTAGTTATCTCAGCCATTGTTTATCCCTGCTCAAAGTAAGTTTCTAATTTTTGTGGTTCTGCTTCTGTCGATATGGTAAAAAGAATACTTACTTTATATCGATTTTTGTTTTCTTGTCCTACTACTGTTACTCCCAAAACAGTTGCTCGTGGCTCACTTCGTTTTAGACAATCTATTACTTCCTGTTTTAATCGTTCCTCTGTGATAGGATTCATTGGTTCAAATAATAATGCACGTATTCCAGAACCAACTTCTGGTTGAAACATTCTTTCGTTGTAATTCGTTTTCATGATAGACAACATTGCACCCTTGACTGCAGCTGCCCCTTTCTTCTTCGCAACATCCCCACTCATGGGGTTATGAGAGAAGTTAAATGAAAAATCTTTATAGTCTTTTGTACTTATAGCCATAGTAATAATATTTATGCAGAAGCAGCGGTTAAAAGTGTCTGTAATGTCTTAGTTGATGCTCCACCTCCTACCATCATAAATGCAAACGTAAATTCTAAATCATCTGGCGGTGCATTTGCTGCTCCTTGAAGTTCTTGTTTAATATATTCGTTTCCTCCAATTGCTGGTGGAATTACTAATGTGTATACTCCTGCTTCTGGAAGTCCAATTGTAAAAAGTGCAAGTATCTTTTGAAGAGCTGCATTAATCTCTTCCAATTCCTTTATCTTAGAATCGAGGAATGCAATTATTTTCTCAAGTGCTTCTCCTGCACCCGCAGCAATATTACGGAGTGTATCCGTCAACATCTTAATAGCTGCAAAAAACGTAGTGAACTCACCAATCAAATCTTCTAGTTTTGCAGCTTTAAAATTCGGCGGTGGTGCTTTTTTATCATCTACTGCTTTGAATATATCACCTTGAACTACATTACGTGTTGTAAATGATCCTGCTACCGCCGCCTTCGCAAAATCATGTTCTTCTGTAATATCTTCCGTTCCAACTTCTGTTAATAAAGTTTTTCCTGCTTCTCTTTTAACCTTCACTATTGCTTTTTTGGGATCTTCATATTTAAAGTCACCTGCGGTACTATCATTATCCATGTCTAAAATATGATTATAATCATTAAAGGGGCCCTCTGAACGAGGTTTTCCAGAATTTTGATCAATGAATGTATTAATTCTTTGTTTATATGCAACTCTTTCAAGTTTTCCACCAGATCCAAGTAATCGAAATGCTTGTGCATCTGTATCAGTTATACCAGTAATAGTGAGTTCTTGTGTCGAATATCTATCATCTGTTGAATCTACTGTTGTTTTATTAACTTTCGATACCCACCCTTTGCATCTTGCACCAAACTTAACTCTTGGGCCGACAACAAAATCATTAACTTCAAATACTTTTGCATAATTATAAGGAATACCAGCTTGACTTAATTTGATTCGATCTTCATCATCTCCTCTCACCCCACACACATTTTTTACTACCAATTTCACTTCATTTCCTTCGGGGTTATCTATCCACCCCCCATCACCCACTACTGCTTCTACCAAACCTCCAAGATTTTTAACTCCTCCTGTAAGAAGTCCTTGATCTCCTCCAAAGAAAATTGTAAATGCATTGAGAATCGATTTTAAATTGGGGAGATTTTTTGTCATGTCAGATATACCGACTATGAATACAACTGCTCCTGCTTCTGCACTAGATGAAAATTGTGGTCTTCGTTTATCAAGTTTATCATCCATTGCACCAATCATTGTTGCAATCATCTGACTTGGAGTCATTTTGTAAAGACCAGTTGTTTCATCCTTTTCTGCGAATTTGTTGTCATTTTTATTTGTAGTTGCAACATCTCTGGATTTTGATTTTCCTTGCTCAACTTTATATTCGGCCTTTTGAGCCCCTGTAAAATAGATATCTTCTTCTCCTAAAAACTCTTTTGCCCATGCACCAAATTCTTTAGTCTGTCCTAATGTCGCAGCTGCAGCAGCATGAGTAGCAACTGCAATTGGAGACATTATCAATGCAATAGGATTTCCATCTGCATCTTCTGGTATAATATAATCTTCTGGATTTGCACATTCAAGAATATAGAAACCAGTTCCTTTCAGATCTTCCACAAACTTGTCTATCTCATCTGCAATGGCAGTAAGAAGAAGAATCTTAGGATTAAGAAGACCTTGAAGAAATATTTGTGCAGCCTGAAGACCACCCTTTGCAAGAGCAACATTGGTATTCAGTAAATCAGATGCCTTTGCAGCTGCCGAAACAACCTCTTGAATCTTCTTATTCTGTCCTATTGTGATTGATTGCCATTCTGTTGTAGCCAATTTCTCGTATCCTTTAGAATTTCTAATTGTTGTTCATTAAATTTAACTAATAGTTCGATGTACTCTTTTATTTTGGGTTGTACATCTCCTTCTCCCCATTGACCCCATTCTGGTTTTTCTTCTTTACTGGTTGTACTCATAATATTCTGCCCTTTTTGATTTTATTTGATCGTAGATTGTTTCTACATCTGCAATTGCTGCAAGGATTTTTCCAAACAACTTTATCTTCTTCCCTGCAAGAAAGTTTGCATGAGAGAAAATGGTATTTGCATATCCATTTCCACCATTGAAAGCATATCCTGTGAATCCACTTCCTGCGGCACCGACTGTAACATCTGCAACTTGTGAACTTACTGCTTGTCCACCAACTGCTGTATTTTTTCCGTTCAAGTATCCGATTCGATTACTGATTTCTCTGATTCGATATTTAATTGCATTTCTAAAAACTGCAAGATGAGTTTCAAACTCATCAAATTCGGTTTTATATGCATTTGCAGCAGTAGTAGCTGCTCCTGCTGTTGGATATGAAGCAGAAGAAAAAGCGTGATTGTTTATATTTGTTCTTTGTGTATTATGTGCAGTAATCAAATCATCTATTTTTGTTTTCATTGTTTTTACCGCAGTTCTGAAACTTACATCACCTCGGCCCACTTCGGTATAATTATCTGCTGCTGAAGGTTCATTTGGATCTACATATTTTTCACCATAAGATGCACTCGTTAGATTTAAAAGAAGATCATATAATATTTTAAAATTTCCGTTCCATGCATTAGAAGTAGAACCAGTTGATAATATACCTCCTGCCGAAGTCATCATATGTTGAACACTATTATAAAGTCCTGTAACTTCTGTATTTACTGCACTACTCCAAGAAACAGAAGGAGTACTCCATGTACCACCAACAAGTCCACAAGCAGTTGAAGTAGTTTCATTTCCAGTTGAACTTCCACCAGAACATCCACCAGTTCTTACACAAGTTTTTCTCTTTCGTACTGCCATATTTGAAAACCCCCCAGTAGCACCTATATCATATTCATCATCATAATTTCCATCATGAGTAAAAGCAGTTGTACAAGTGCCTGGCACATTCTGCGGAATCGTTAAATTTGCAGAACATCCTGCGGCTGCAGCTGTAAGGCTCTGCATTCCTCCGTCAAGATTTGTACTGTGCATTTGATCTTTTATATCTGTTGCATTTGGTGTTTTATAATCTACACCAGAAGGAGATGCATAAATCCATTTCTGATCATTCTGAATAAAAAATCGATAATCTCTAGCAGCTGCACCAGTTCCGCCTGGATCGACTGCACCTTTTGAATATTCCGAATATGCTCCTGCATAAACTGCATTTGCATCTAATAATCCTGGCTGTGTGCCTTTAATGTCATTTTCTTCATCTGCAATCGGTTTATGTGTTCCACCAGTTGAAGGAAAAAACGGATTTGCATTTACACTTGGATATGTACCAGCAGGAACATCTGTTTTCTTTGCACTAGATCTCAAATCTGGATTAGAAGAACGAAACACATCATCCGCAGGATTTGTCAATGCAGTATTGTATGGCCCAAGTTTTCCTTGAAATTCTGACTTATTTAATGTCGTACATTCTTCTGCATTATGTGCTGCCGTATCTACTGTTCCGTCTTGATTGAGATCTGTTCCATCATTTCCTGCACCAAGTGGTTTCCATGTCACATAATCCAGTTCTAATCCTTCTGGTGCAATTATGACATTTGCAAAATTATCATATGCTTCTAAAGTAACTGCACCATCATGTGTTTGATCTTCCCATGACTTCAAAGGATATGCAAGATAAGTGCCTGGCAATTTAGTTGGAGAAGTTCCATCGTAACCTCCTGTTGCATCACCAGCAGTTGCAAGTGCTTTTGTCAGAATCATCTTAGCTGCAACTGTACTTCCTCCTGTACCAGAAGAAGGAATAATGTTTGAAATACGAACTGGTTCTAGTTCCTTAATCCAAAAATTTCCTGTATTTGCGGCAGTATCTATTGTCCAAGTTCCAGTACCAGAATTAAATACTTTGACTTGTTTGTCTCTTGATAGATACCATGCACCGGCCTTTGTTCGACTATCGATAGATCCTGTAGCACCACTTGTCGATCCTGTAACTGTATTTCCTACTGCAAATCCTACATCAAGGTTTGCAGATTGAAAGACTATATTTGCAGTTGCATTGACTGTTCTTGCTCGAACAGCTGCAGATGCATTACTTGTTCTTCCAAAAACAACATTTTTAACTAAAGAGAAATCACCAGTTGGTGCAGCCGAACCAGTATTTGCAGTTGAAAAAGTTAAAGTATTTCCAGTTATATTTTCTACTTCAAACACACCATTAAATTCATCAAATTCATCATCTGCACCTTTAAGAACAATTCTTTCTCCCGAAAGAATACCATGATCATTTGGAGTTTCAACTGTTACTGTAGTTCCTGTTCTTGAAATAGAATTTGAATCTAAAGTAATAGTATTTGATAAAGGAAAACCAAGAGTAATATTCGTGTTTGAACCAGTATCAAAAGTACTTCCTGTAAGTGTTATATTAACTTCCGTATTTGATCCCACTTGAGTTGAAAATATCGCAGCATTTGTGGCTCTATCCGTCAATAATTCTCCTGCAACAAATGTTCCTTCCGTATCAAATGTTTCCAATAAAACAGTTGATGTATTTGCAGACGATTTAATTGTACAAGTATTATTTGCAAAATCTAAAAGTTCTTCTGATGCAGAAAATGTTCCGACTACATTTGATACTTCCATCCATACATAAGTGTTTCCTGTATAGTGATCTTCTGCAAGATCATATCCTGCTCCTAAATGTCCTCCTGCAACTGGTTCTGAATTTGCAACCATTGAATAGTCATATCTCACATCCGAATTTGCAGTAGGAGCTGTTGCAGCTCCACGATAGATATCTCCGTTGATTGTGTTTGCAGGAAGAAAAGGTTCGGCAGCTGTTGGTGTTGCATAAGGTGAAGTATTTTCATCTACCGATATCAATTCTCCGTTTGCTCGACTTCGTGTAAGAAAGTACTTTGAAAAATCCGTGAAGTATTTTGCAGACACACCATCATTGTCTGTAATAGTAGTATTTGCATTTGTAGTTGTCGATAAAGTGACTTGGCCACCATCATCGTTTATATCATGTAACACGATAAAAGGAATAGTTGTTTTATTTCCTTGTGTACTATCTTCTAACTTTGGCATAGTCAATGCACCAGTAGAAGTATATGCTGTGCCTGGGGCAAAGTTAAATTTCATGATTCCCGAAACAGATGCACCATGTAACAATGCTCGTTGTTGTGCAAGTTTCTCACATACAGTTGGTAATGCGTCAGGATGTCCAAAAGTTAATTCAACATTTCCAGAAGAAGTTGTTGCTGCATTTGAAATTGTAATTCTTGTATCAGAAACAACTGCGGTTACTGTTGTTGATGATGGAATATTTGATCCTGAAATTGTCATTCCAACCATGACTCTTCCTACAGCTGTAGCTTGAAGATCAACAGTAGTGTTGGCATTCAATTGTGCATTTTCCTCTACAACATTTCCTGCACTCCCTCTAAAATAAGGAGTAAAATCCACTTTCATCAGATCTGCAAGTTGAACCTCATCGCATATTGAGATCCTTGCAAAAATAACATTCCCCGGCCCTCTTGCAATATCCTCTTTTACTTCAATTTTCTTTTGTTCTATATCCATAATTTCTCTTTAACTTATTGGCCCTGTAAATGGAACTCCTGGCGTATCTGGTGTCACTCCCATGACCATTGCTGCAAGAGTATATGTATTTAATTCTTTTGCAAGTTTATTTGCAAAAAGAGTTGTAGATGGATTGGGGGAACTGAATATATCTATCAACCCTGCAATCAAACCCGGCAAGCCAGGAGCAGTAATTATTGTATTCTGAAAAAGACTCATCCAAGTTGCAAGACACGAATCAAATGCTTTTGCCATCTTTTGTGCAGTCAATGCACCAGCAGGACTAATTGAACTATAGATACCTCCCAATTCCTGACCTAATGCAGCTGCTCCTGGCATTGCTATAAATGGATGACCTCCCGCATTCATTCCTGCTGAACAAAAATTCATATAAGCCTTTGCAGTTTTCAATCCTACTATTTGTGGAGAAGGATTTCCCGATGGGCCCTTCTCGTATATGTCTATTAATTCTGCTTGTAATCCTGCTACTACTATCGGCATATCGTTATCCTAAGAAACATTTTTTAGACATTGCTTTAATCATCTTTGCTGCATACTGGGGCATAATTGGCCCTGTCGGCCCAACTGAACTTGGATGTTGATGATCCTTAAATAAATCCATCAAAAATGTTTTTCCAAGAATCATTGGTTCTGTTTGACCACCTACTGTGATCATTGCACCATCTATTTGACACATTGCATCTGCTTTAATGTTCACCAATGCACCTTCAACTACAGCCTGCACTAACCCTTTTAATTTTGCAACTGTGGTTGCCTGTATGTTAATTCCCGATGGGCCAGAATTTGATTTGATGTCAATATCCCCTAAAGGTGCTTTGATTGCAATCTGACCCATTGAACCCATCGGCCCGACATTTAAATCAATTCCTCCTGTCAAAATTCCATCGAAAGTTTCCAAGACAATTTTACCTAAAAGTGCTTTGATCAATTTTGCATTCGTGTTTCCAATCATAACATCTAAATTACTAATAACTTCTTCAGAAGATCCACCGATTGTTTGAGACATTGCACCAAACGATGAGATATTGGTTGCACCCATAGATCCGAAAGTCAATTTACCAGCATTTAATGCATATTCCCCCTGTGCTTCTGCCTTATAACTTCCCTTAATTACATCTGCAGCTGCATCATCACTTCTTATAATTTGTCCTGCTTGAAGAACCAAAGTATTTGCAGCATCTAGAAGAATATTTCCACCAGAAATCAGAGTAGTTCCTGCGGGAGCTCCTAGAATAATGTCTCCATTACTTGCAGTCACAACCATATCATTTGAGATATTCTCAAACTTACTCTGAGCATAACTGGAAATAGAATCATATCTTACAATCTTTTTTTCTTGTCCATCTATAATTGACTCATGATTTCCTACTACCATATGATAATGTGCTCCTGTCACATTATCAACTCTATTTCCTTTTGGATGAAATTCTGTAAATGTTCCAGAACGATGATACCAATGTAATCTTTCTTTTGTAGGTGTATCATCAACTTCTATTAAATGACCACTCTCTGATTCATGAACATGATTAAAAGGATAAACCGCAGCATATGCAGAAGGTGGTTGTTCAATTTTTACTGGATCATCATCTATAGTAAAAGAGGAAGGATCTACTTCTGTTACCGCAGTTTCCGATAAACGAGTAAGTAGATTTGCAGAAGGATTAAATTTCATCTTAATCGTTCCGCTACTCAAATTACTATTTTTAGATCCTATAATTCCTGCATCTGGTAAACCAGTTGAAGTATCTCCTACTCCACGAGCATAAATTGAAGTTGTTGGTTTATTCAATTCTCTTGGATAAAGAGATTGTCCAGATAAATCTTTCCTCTCTTCATTTGTGTATTCATCTATTTCAACTTCACCTCCTGCTTTAAATGTAAGATCCTTTGGGGGAAAAGGCCACCCCATAAGAGATATCTCAGGTGGTTTTACTGCCGGTTGCTGTTGTCTATCTACAGCAGGTGTATCTAATCGAGGATCATTAAAACCAGTATTTTGTTTTGCATAATTCTCTGGAATGCCCGGCATAGTTCCGATCATGACAGGCTCTTGTCCTAATTCTCCATCACGATAATAACCCATCACCCATGTTCCCTCAACTGGGCCAACTGGTGCATCTCCTGCATTCGTTTGACTTGCAGAAGTGATAGGCATTACTGGATATGCCCATGGCAAATTTATGGTGGGGAGTTCTGCTTTATTTGCAGTATGCCATCCAAGAATACGAACTCGACAACGACCAATCATCAAAGGATCTTTACGATCCTCAACAACTCCGTGCCACCAAACAAATCCATCTTTGCCTTGAAAATAATTACTCATTATGATGCCTCTTCAAGAGGTGTAGTTGTTTGGCCGGGAAGACGTTTTGCAAAAGAATTTTTTATCAATTCTAAATCTGTTTTATATTCAGTAGGAGTTATTATATGTCTTACCTTTGAAACAAGATAATATCCACTATAAAGTTGATGTCCTAAATCTACTCCCATATTTCCGTCCGCAGGAATTGAAGTTGGAATTTCAAATCTTATTAAATCTCCAGCATGACGAGAAGAATTTCCCGCAACATTAAAAGTCACGATAATGTTCCCAAATTCTTGTTGTTGTACTTCTCTTTGCAATAACCAATTTTCTATTTGATTTGGTTTTGCTCCATTGTCTTTAAATGTCGTAGAAGAAACTCCTATATGTGTATTGGAAACTACTGTAGTCTCTGTATTGGCTCCATCTGGTTTTGGTGGTGCAACAAACATAGTATCGTGTGATTTTGTTGTCGTTGCTAATTTAATGACTGCATCATTAGACCCAAGAAAATCAGAACTTTCACTTATCATTTTATTTTGTCTTCTGTCGGCAGAACTTATATCAGTTGCAATAAAATCTGCAAACACCCTCTGAGAATCATCTTTTGCTTGAGAAGGATCTGTTTCTATTATTGTAGCATCCGTTTGTTCATCTTTCGTTTCTTTAGTGGGATTATCTTCTTTCTCATAATAATCATACTTAACTTCATCATACTTCATCCGAATTGGATCGTATGCAATTAGTTTAGAACCATACATTCCGTATCCAAGATTTTCTAAAGTTTTAAACGAACTCTTAATTTCAAACTGTTCTACTCCAAAAAAATCTAATCCTATTTTATTACTCATGCCTTCTCCAAGTTTTGGAGTATATTGATATAAAGGTATGCCTCCCTGAGATCGTTGTTTGATTATCATGCTTTCAATAGATTCATAAAAAAACCCTGTTCCTAATTTTTCATAAAAAACAAAAAGAGAGCCAGGAGCATTTGGCATCTGACTTTTTTCAGGATTCTCTTGTGCAGATTCTGCTTCATTATATGCAAGAGAACGAGATGCACAAAAATTGATTGTCTGAAAAGGAGTCCAATTTGGAATAATTACATTTTGAGGTGTTCCTGTTTTTTCTATGAAAACTTTTTTATGATATGATGAACTTACATTCTTGTATATTTTTTTTATTGCATCTTCTACAATAGAACCACCTTTACTTCCCATCGGAGCTCCATAAAATGTTCCACTATATCCTTTACTGATTTTCATTTTGGTACTATGAATATATTCTTCACTCACAAAGAATAATTCATACGTTTTCGTTTTTTCTCCTGTAGTTGTCTCTTTACAATCATATATTTTAAATCGTTGCATCAGAGCTTCTTCAGATCGTGAACCAGATTCAATGTTATCTCCTAGTTCAACCTTCGTTCCCAATCCTGTTAAAGATGTTGTAAAAGAAAGAATTAAAGTTTCATCTCCTATTATTGGGATAGTTTCTACAATTCCTTGATTGTCTATAAATCTAAATGTTCCACGTAAAACATTTGAAAACAAATCTTCATAGATGTTCAATTCTTGAAAAACACCTATAGAATTGAATTCTACTGGATTAGTTGGATTAGAAGGAGATATTATTTGACATTGATAAAGGATAAAAGAGCCTCCGCCCATCGGAGAAGTTCGATCTACGTTCTTTAACCTTTTATCAATTTCTGTTTCGTTTTGTGCCATAACATTTTTATGCTGCGTACATACGTTTTACTTCAAAATCAACGTCTGCAATTAGAGATGCATTAATCATTTTAATTTCTGTCTTTTCATCGTTTATTTCCATCTCCCAATCATATTCAGAAATGGTAGTTCTATCACTTTCATCTAAAAGATTATATGCAGTTAAATCTATAATAAACTTAACTGCGGGAATTCTTTCAGATGTTCCTGTCTTTGCAACTTCTGCACGAATTATCTGATAATAATATTTAACTGTAGTGACCGCAGAATCTACACTACCATATTTGTTTATAATGTAATTTTCAAACTGTTTACTTCCTAATGGCCAATCGAACACAGGATCATAAATGTCATTGAACATCAGAATCAAGTATGCAAAAGCAGGATTTTCATATACTTCTTGTGATACCATATCTGGGCGATATCCATCCTTCACACGATAGGGATAATAATCAGTAATCTCATCTATGACTTTCGGTTTGAACATCGGTCTTTTCATGATGTTCGTTGCAGTCTGAAAAGTATTCGGTGCGTTTCCGTTTATATCATACTTGACATTTGGTATTGATTTAAAATAGTTTGCCATTTTTCCTTATGGGGTCTTTTTACTGGTGGTTGCAGCACTTATTTGAGAAACCTTTTCTTCTTGTGCTTTTGCATCGTTATTTAATATATCACTTACTGGATCAACTGTATTTACTACATATTCGATTTCTTGAAAAGTAACAGCAAGAGTAGAATGTACAGGAGAACCATCTTCGTGAAATCCAACCACACTATCTGGATCATGATTAATTGTCATGGTTGTAATAACCGATCTTCCAATTTTAAATAGATACTTATTTTGTCCATCTGCTCTTGCACCAGCTCTTCCGCCCATGCAGAATTTTATTTCCCAATGTCTAGGTGCAGCAAAATATGGTGCTCGTAATTTAGTAATATCTGTTGCACTCTCTGTAATTCCTGCTAATCTTGGAGTAGATCCTAATTTAAAATCTTTGATTATGTTTTGTACAGCATCTCTTTCTTTAGTATTCTTTGGCCAGAAAGAAAAATTAAAAGTATGTTGTCTGAATTCTCCTGGCCCACGATAAATGAGTGCCATATGATTATTTCTTGCAAGCCCCTTTGTTGCTGTCAAAAAATCTGCAGCTGCTTGAGGTTTTGCTAGTAATCCTTGAAGTCCTTGTTTTACAAATGAGCTCAAATCTACATTTTGCCCCCCTTCTCCACCTGTTAATTGAGCTCCTGCAACCAATGATCTTCCACCTTTAAGACCTTCATAACTTTGACTTATTGTTGTAGTCAATGCGCCAGGGGGAATATATAATGCAATAGAAGACAATCTTTTGCCGTCGCCTTCAAAATCTGCTGCGTTCAATGCTTTATAAGAATCGATAAGCATATAATGTTGACCCTGTGCAACTTCTTTGCCGAGGGTTAGGGGATAAGTAATCCAATTGGGGTTTGCCATGAGAAAACGCTATAAAGGTAAATATAAAGTTAAAAATTCCAAAAAATACATTGGAGATAGTTCTAATGTTATTTATAGGAGTTTGATGGAACTTCGTTTTATGAAATGGGCCGATAGAAGTGAAAATGTCCTCAAGTGGAATAGTGAAGAAATTGCAATTCCTTACATTTCTCCCATAGACAAAAAGAGACACAGATACTTTCCCGATTTCCTCATACAGACCGATAAGGGATGGACTCTCATTGAAGTCAAACCACAAGTTCAAACCAAACCACCAAAGAAACTTTTGATTGAAAATCTCACCACAAAAAAGAAAAGACGATATGTACGTGCAGTTCAGACTTGGTTAGTCAATGAAGCAAAGTGGAAGGCTGCACAAAAGGTATGTGAAGTAGAGGGCTGGAAATTTCAACTCATGACAGAAAAACAGTTACAACCAGATAAATAATAATACTATGGCAAGTTTATTAGATAGAGTAGCAGATGCAGTTCGTACAGGAACAGTTGGTAAAGAAGTTAAACGTTCTGCACAATGGTTTCAAGACAAAATAAAGGGATTAAAAGGATCATTGAGAAATCAATGGTCATCGACAAATGCACCTAAATTTTATCGTGAAGCAGAAAATAAAGTCAATCCTAGAGTTCTTAAAATGAGAGCCAATTTAGGTGACTTGTATGCATATTATTATGAACCAAAAGGAAGAATGGAGTTACCATATTATGATCGATTTCCATTGATAATGTTAATTGGATTTGAACCAGAAACGTTTTTGGGTTTAAATTTTCATTATCTCAATCCTAAATTACGTGCAATTCTTTTGGATAGAGTGACAGCTAAGGTTGGTGGAGGAATTATTAACTGGAAAAAGATTTCAAAAATAAGACAAGTTGCACCTTGTGTAAAACGATATCGATATGATCATATTGTTAGAAAAGTAATTCCGATAGAAGAACAAGAACAAGAACTTGCAATATTCTTGCCACTAGAAAGATTTAAGAAAGCATCAAAGTCCAGAGTATGGGCAGACAGTACTAGAATGATGGGAGCATAATGCCTTACAATGTACAAAATTTTGCAACTACAATTGCAACAAGAGGTCTAGCATCACCTAATAAATTTCAAGTAAATTTTTCTAAAATTCCAAGCAGAGCTCTTGGTGAAGGAACATATGAAGATTTGAACTTGATGTGTGAGAGTGTAACTCTTGCAGGAAGAAATGTACAAAGTCTATTAGACAGACAATACGGGCTCAATAGAGAAGTTGCATACAATGGGCCAACATATAACCCCATTACTCTTTCTTTTTTATGTACTCAAGATTATAGAGAAAAAAGAATATTTGATAGATGGAATAATATGGTTGTAGATATAAGTAAGGGATACGATGTTGCATATTATGTAAATTATATCGGAGAAATGACAGTTTCTGCTTTAGATGTACAAGGGAAAAAAACATATGAAATGACATACGTAGAATGTTGGCCAAAAACAGTAAATTCGATAGAACTGAATCACTCTACAACAAATACTCCTGTTAGAATGACTGTAGAAATGGCTTATGCATATTGGACAACAACAGATATTAAATTAGATAAAGTAGATGGAAGTCTAAAAAGAGAACAAACGCAAGCAATCGACACATGATGATTAATTATTAATAGCATGAAAGGAACATTATGCCATTACCGAAACTGAACGTTCCAGTATATGAGGCAATTCTGCCATCGACTGAGAGTGTTATAAAATACCGACCATTTTTGGTCAAGGAAGAAAAGATATTACTGACCGCATTGGAAGATGAAACAGGGGAAGCATTACCCAAAGCAGTCAAACAGATTATCAACAATTGTGTTCAAGAAAAACTTGATGTAGAACGATTGCCAACATTTGATATAGAGTATCTATTTCTCAGACTTCGTGCAAAGTCAGTTGGAGAAAAGGTTACAATCGGATTGAAACCTTATCCCTGTTCAGAGAATAAAGAAGATGATATTTGTAAAAATTCAACTGAAGTAGAGATAAACCTTGAAGAAGTAAAGGTTGTAAAAGACAAGAACCATACGAATAAAATAATGTTGGATGATAAGGTTGGTGTTTTAATGGATTATCCCGATGCATCTATTTTACAAGGATTAAAGGGAGATGCATTTGATGTGGGAATGGCACTTATTAGAAGTGGCATCAAAATGATTTTTACTGAAGAAGAAACTCATGAAAGAGATTCCTTCACGGATAAAGAATTGGATGAATTTATCGATAGTTTAAATTCAGAACAGTTCCAAAAGGTTAAAGGTTTTTATGATACTATGCCTGTATTGAAACATACTGTCAAATACAAGTGTAGTACTTGTGGGGAAGAAAAAGAAACAACATTATCGGGCATGAACTCTTTTTTCGGTTAGGCCTGAGTCATAACTCCCTTGAAAATTACTATTTGAGTAATTTTGCAATGATACAACATCATAAGTGGAGTTTGACTGAACTAGAGGATATGCTGCCCTACGAGAGAGATATTTACGTTGCAATGTTGAAAAATTGGATTGAAGAAGAAAACGAAAGAATTCGTCAACAACAAAATACTAGGTAAAAATGGCTGAGGAAACTGAAGCAAAAAAACAAACTGACAGTATAGAAGCACAAGAGCAACATCTTTTAGACTCCAAAGAAACGTTAATTAAACAACTTGGAGAAATGATAAAGAGTTCTGATCTTGATCTTAAAGACAAAAAGTCTGCTAGATCACAACGAGATAAGCTCATTAAAGGGAATAACACTTTAGGGAGTGATCTAAAGAAAAATGTTCAAGATCTTAAAGATGGTGTAACAACTACTGTTGATGGATTTATAAATGAAACTTTCGGGCCTCTCGGCGGAATGGTTTCTTCTCTCTCTACAGGATTTTTCAAAAGAGGGAAAGAACAAAAAGACGCAAAAGATTTGCAAGTGCTGGAACTTGAAACAGCACAAGATATGTATAAAGAATTTAAAGATGGGGAAACAAAAGATACACTAGAGAAAACTGCGGAATCTTCGGAAGAAACAGCAGAAAATACTAAAGACACAACACAAACATTAACATCTATAGATGAGTCTTCAGCAACAACAGCAGAAGGAATGTCAATTATAGTTGATGGTTCAGTTGAAACAGTAGAAAAATTAGGAGAAATTGCAGATGCTGGTGACAGACAAGCAGATGCGATGGAGTCTATAGATGATAAGACTCTTTCTTTAGAAGATCAAAGAGAATTAGCGAAAGATAAAGCAGCAGGTGGTGCGGCAGAAGGCAAAGACAAATTAAAAACATCCGAATTTGAATTTGGTGGTCTTACTGGTGGACTAACTGCTCTTTCTTTACTATTAGGCACAATTGGTGGACTTACTGCTCCTGGCATATTTCAACTTCAAAATATGCCTAAAATTCTTGATAATTTTAAAACAAAATTTACTCCTAAATTTAACAAATTATTCGGAACGGATTTTCCAGAACTTCACAAATCTACAGAAACATGGGGAAATAAAACTAAAAATGTAATTAGGAATGCAAAAGGACAATTTGTAAAAGTAACTGATGCGGTAACAGATGCAGGAAAAGCCTCAAAGGGGTTAATGTCTGCTATTCCCACTTCATTTGATGAACTTTCAACCAAAGTAAAAGATATAGGAAAATCATTTAAACTGATAGGTGCAGGAGATGAAGTTGCGGGTCTTGGTGGAAAATTTGGAACAGCTGCAAAATTCGTAGTAAAGAATACAGTAGGTAGAGCCCTTTCGGTTGCAGGGAATCCAGTTTTTAGTCTTATTGCACAGGGAAAAGATATATTCGATGTTGCTAGTGCAGTAACAGATGATGATGTTAAAACTTCAGTTAAAAATGAAGATATTGGTGCAATAGTAGGTGGATTTATTGGTGGTGCAATTGGTATCATTGGTGGCCCGGCAGGTGTTGCACTTGGTATGGGATTAGGAAATATGGCAGGAGAATTCATTGGACAAGCAATGGATGATCCAGAAATTACTGGTGCAATTAAAAAAGTTGAAGAAAATATAAAAGCAGAACGTACAGGACTTAAAGAAGAAATTGCAACTCTTGGTACTGAAATTGATACTGCCACTAAAGCCAATAATGCAG